TGCCGTCCAGTTGGGATCGTAGTCATGAAAGTACAAAATACAGTTTTCGATTCCGTCACTTACCATCTCATCTCGGAAAGAATAGTTGATGAAGCATGGCTTTGTGGAAAGTTTCTCGGCAATCTTGGTGATACACTCTCCTATGTAGTTGGGAATGCGAGGTGGTTCTTTACCTTCTGCTATCGCTATCGTCACATTTTCTCGATATTCCACGATTGCGGCATGAAACTGCTTGTTGTTCACATACTCAATAGGTTTCTTTTTCATGAAGTCCTCACTTTTTCGTTATCTGGTTGAAAAACAGTTGACAAGGGTATTGACAGGTGCTATAACCTCTATGAGCATTGATGATAAGGATTGATAGCAGTTAATGTAGCTTTCTCTTTGATCCTGAATCCATATTTTCAAGAAACTCTCTTAGATACTCTTCCTCAGCTTCAGATAGTTCTCCTGACTCTCTTGGTTCTAGTTTCTCCAAGATTGTGTAATCACCATGCTTGAAGTCTGATCTGGCATCTTCCATTCGCTTGATAAACTCTTTGTAGTAACCTACTATTTCTCTATTAGGATCAGCCATTGTGATCACGTCATTAGGGAATATAGGAAACTCCTGCTTATCACAGATTGAGAAATATATCCAAGGAGTAAATGCCATCACCAAGGCATCTTCTTTGTAGATGATTCTTAGTGGATTGGTCAACTTGTAATGATTGGTGTCCTTCTCATAAACAAGTTCAGTGATGATGTCTTCGCCCGTGTTCAGGCGAAGGAACTTCACTGGGTTTTGAGATTCTACTTCTTGGTGCATGATTGTTACCTCTTTAGGTCGATCTTGTATACACGAAAGGCAAATTTCTCCTCTGTGTAGATTTGGAGTCTCTGTTCAAAGTGACCAATGGTATAATTTTTGTGGCTTTTGTGTCGTAGGTCATCTGCTATATCGAACAGAGTGGCACTGGTCTTCGTCTTAGTCTTTCTTAGTCCCCTACCAATGGATTGTAGGTTGCGTATACGTGACTTACTTGGACTGGCAAATATGATGTTGTGAAGGTTCTGAATATTCACACCGGTAGAGAATACGCCATAGGAAGCAACGATGATTGCTTCCTTATGCTTTTCTACGAGATGCCTTATTTGCTCTCTGTCTTCACTCTTGACCTTGCCTGAGACATAGAATACGTCGCTGTCTCTTTCTCTATTTATCAGATCGAATAGCTCACTACCATGTTTTATATAGTTGAACAATACTAATGTATTGCCTTTCAACGAAATAGCAAGGTTTCGAATGAAGTTATTTCGTTCCTCACTGCTCACCAGATAGTCGATTTCCTGTTGGTAGGTTGCCTTTCTCATGGCTTGGCAATTTACCGCACTGTGTTTGAGTATCAGGCACTTGATGTTGAAGTCGGCAATGTGCTTCTGATCCATCAGTTTCTTGGTTGTAGTAACCTTGTGAACTGGTCCAAACAATCCCTCCAAAACAAGCTTGTGTGTGTTGGTGCCGTCAAGCGTTCCTGTTGTGCCAAAGCGATTCTGAGCATTGGTAAGACTGGTCATGATATGAATGAGCGACTTGGCTTTGAAGAGGTGGGCTTCGTCACCTATGATACAATCATACTGAGCAAAGTATTTCTTAGGCATCTGGTATAGAGATTGCCAAGTGGATATGACTACTGGCTTTTGAGTCTGCTTTTCTTGACCCTGATAGATTAGATGGACGTTCTTCTTAGAGTCGTATCCATAGTCTTGAAAGTCACCGTATAACTGCGACACAAGAGACGTTGTGGGCACGATGATCAATGACTTTTTTGCTTCTAGATACCGAATGATAAGGTAGATGATAAGTGACTTGCCCGATGCTGTCGGTGATAGCAGCATTGATCGACGGGCACGTATGGCATGAACGAATGCGTCTATCTGGTAGTCACGAGGAGTCAGCGGCAACTTCAAGGTTCGAATGAAGTCTTCTGCTTCCTTGACGGAGAACTCTCGATCTCCTGCTTCCTCACTCATGAATGTATAGTTGCGGTCGGCACAAAACTTCTCGATGTGCTTGACCAATCCACGATAGATCGTGTTCGTTCTCACATCATACAGACGTATTCTTCCATCCCATATTCTTGCCTTGTATGATGGGTGAAACTGAAAGCCCGGAACACGAAATGTGAAATGGTCTCTTAGTTCCCAAGCAACTCCCTCTTCACAGTGAACATAAACAGTCACCTCATCGAGGGGCTTCACCCAGACAATATTACCTGCCATGTTCAGAATTAGTGAACTTGTACCAGTCGATGAACGACCGGACTTGAAATGTTCGTGAGTGAAGTTCTTTGAGTATATACGTACATTTGTCTACTATCTCCTGATTCAGTATTCTTCGCATGAGTATCTTGTTTAGCTCGTCATTGCTATCGAGCATGGCAGGTATCTGGCTGCGCTTTCCGGGAGAAACCAGAAACGGCTCCTTGAAGCCATATTCTTCTAGGTCTTCTGGATTGTTGAGGTTGCCGTTGAAATACTCACTGTATATGTAGCGCTGCTTTTTGTAATCGATCTCAAGCTTCTTGACGAGCAAGTTGTGGTGTGATAGCACTCTCAGATATTTCTGATTGAGTGAGGAGATTCTTAGCAGTTCTTTTCCGGGTTCAGATTCATCGATGCGTGAGTCTTTCTCCCACTCGGCATCAATCGCTTCAAGCGTGGTCGGTGTCTTCAATACCATGATCTATCTCATCCTCTTGTGGGTATAAAACTTCGCGGCGAACCTTGTGGCTGATCTCATAATCCAGTGCTCTACAGATTTTATTATAGGCAACTGTTAGATTAGGAATCTCTTGCTTGATTGTGGCAATGGCATTTTCATTTTCGTGATTGTCTAGCAAACCTTTGAGTATCAACGAATGAAGCATGTCAAAGTGGTACTGTAACGGGTTCATATGACCTTCTCCCATTTTTTATAAGTTACGATTATAGCGTAAAAATAGGAGTTTGTCAAGGGAGTCTAGTAATTTCTACTAGATCAAATTGGAAAGTAATGTCGGTCGTCAAGGTTGTGTCTGCCGTATCGGTTGTGGTCAAGTTGATGCCGGTCATTGTTACCGGATGGCATTCACTAAACTTGAGGCGAAGGTTTGGATTATTGGCATTTGTATTGATCGTCAAAACACCGTCATGGTAAGGTGTTCTATCTCCATTCAGATTTCTTACGTATTGGGGAAACTCTTTTGGAGCGGTCAGCGCTTGTAGCCATTTATGCGTTTCCTCGTATACTCTCAAGTCTTCATCAAGAATGGCAGTGATCGTAAGCTGGTCATGTTCAAGTGTGTCGCCGTGTCTATATGTGGCAGAAAATGGCGTGTCTACTCTCACCGCATTTGTAGTAAAACCGGGTAGTGTAACCGTTTGAAGAAAGTAACTCAGAAATGGCAGTGTGGGAAACACAAACGAGAACTTATTGATCTGTAGAAAGTTTGTGTTCTCAGGAATGCTGAAAACAGGATACTTTGATGTTGGTTCAGAGATGACTGCCATGTGTCGATTCCTATGGTTGCTTTCCTATTTATACGAAAAGGGGAGCCGAAGCCCCCCTAGTGATTTTTGTTATTATTGTTGTGACCCTATTAGGTAAGGTTTCTAATACGGAACAAGCGATAGTAAATATTAGCATTATCGCTGTCTGCGTTACGTGGAGCAACCTGTCCGTCACCAGCAGCGGTGGCATATGGGTTGGCAACCATTCCGTAACGAGTCTTGAAGCCAATCTTTGGCTGGAAGCTATCTTGACCGATAGCACGAACCATCTGGAGTGGCACATAGGGGCAGTAGAATAAGCCCGCGTCATAAGGAGAAGAACCCTTATAACCGACGCAAGCAAGTTCGTCGCCATTGGACGAACCACCAAAGTATGGATCGATGTAAACCTTTACACGACCATGAAGCGTACCAGCAAACGTGTTGCCGGTGTCGTCAACCGTGAGGTCTGCCTTCAAAGCAGGAGTATAGTCGAGAACGCCTGCCATTGCCATAGCAGAAGCAACATCCGAGGAAACGATAACGACGTTACCCTTACCACGACGGGTTGCCTTAGCGATAGCATTACACTCACGCTCGATCTGGAAGATTAGACCCTTAAATTTCTCCACACTCCAACGTCCATTACTGTCCGTGTCCAGATCAAATGTACCGGCAGTCGTTACACCATACTGTGCGCCGACTGTGGCAGTGATATAGATCGAACGGATAACGTGACGGTTGATCTCGGCAAGAATCTCGGTGGAGAGAATGTTTGCCAATTCAGTCTCGGCATCCAGACCATGAACTGCCTTGAGGTCCTGAGCAAGTTCCATGGTGTATTCTGCCTTGAGAGCGCGGCTCTTAGCAGTAACAGTAACCTTGTCGATGGTGAATGCCATCTCTGCGAATGCGTTGTTACCCGCATCACCCAAGGCTTCTGCCTCTGCCGTTGACATACCATTACCAACACCATAAACGGCGTCTGTACCAGTAGCAAAGACGGGGTTGGTGTTAGCATAGTTACCAACAACGTTACCAACGTTACCACCAGCGTTAGTGCCGGAGAATGC